AGTATAGTAATATTTGTTAGGATATTTGGTTCTTTCATATTTAGATTGATGCAAGAATTTCTTCATTTCTATATGGTTATTTTTACCTATGATTATACGAGAATAACCTGTTTGTATATTTGTAAATAGATGAGATATAAATGATGCTTTGAAGTGATTATCATCTTTAAATGTACTGTTCTTTATATAATATAGGTAGGCATATAATGTTAAGTTGTAGAGTATTCTTTTAATGAAGTTCTTATGGTTTTTTATAGATTGAAGTATTTGGTAATGATGATATTGAGTTTGATCTATAGATATTTTAAATATTGAATCTTTAATTGTTGGTTCTGTTAATAGAGTATATAATAGAGCAGTTTGTGTATTTATGATAGACTGAGATAATACATTATCTTTTACATATAATCTATCTATTTTATTACCTCTGTATTTATAGTTAACATTACAATTAAAGAACCTCCTGTGCAAAGATTGTTGTATCTCTGTGGTTCTATTACCTACAATACTAAATGGTATATAGTGTGAATGTAGTCCATTAGATTTTAATGATAGATTACATTTAGAGCATAATCCATTACTGAATTTTGGTTCTATTGGCTTACCACAAGATACACATATTTCAGATGATATTCTATTGTTATAATCTTGTATTGTTTCTAACCACTTTACATCTTCTATCATTTGGTTCCTTTACATTTAAGTAATTTTAGTGCTATTATATACAAAAAAATACGGGAGTGTCAAATATGGATATAAAGTTTATATTGAATATTATAGATGAGTTTGATAATATCAATAGAAAAAAGGCTATAGAAACAATGGTAGAACCAGAACTTACTGAATTTAAAAGAGGCAGTATTAGTGGTTCTTTAGAGAATACGAAGTTATTGAAAAACTATATAATGAAAAAGGTATCAGGAGATAAAAAGAGATGAGAATAAGGGAATATAGAAAAGAAGATAAACTTGATTTACACAAGATGTTATTTGCATTTTCTATTGAAGTAGGACATAGAAACAGTATATGTTTAAATGATGTAGATATAGAACTTTTTATTGAAATTCATATAGATACATTGTATTTGTTAGTTGATGATAATGATTGCCCTATAGGGTTCTTTAGCTATGCTATATTGGAATATTATGGATTATATGAACCAAGCCTAAGTATAGACTATATATTCATATATAAGGGCTATAGAAGTGGTTCTGCTACAATGATTTTATACAATGCTTTAGGAATTTTAGCTGACAATTATAAACTTCCTATTGAAGTTTATTATGCAGAAACAGGCTTTAGCAAGTACAGTAAAAGTAAGATGAAATCTGACAAAATGTACGATACTTATAGAATACCATATACAGAAATGGTTAAGTATTCAAAAAGAGCCACAAATCTATATAATAACAAAAACAAGATTGGAGATAAAGATGAAGAGATATAAAGTTGACGACTTAGGTTGTTATATTGGAATTGAGTATTTAGGTACTCATTATAAAAAAGATTATAAAGCACCACCTCAACCGAAGATTGTGCAAATGGCTCCTCCTAAAGAAGAGGACTTAAATACATTTACACTTGGAGATGATGATTTTGAAGATAAACCAAAGAATCAAAGAAGATATGTAAAATCAAAAAATAAGAAAAAAGGAGTACAGTAATGAGCTTATGGAGTAGAGCAAAAAAAGGTGTTAGCCATACATATCATAAAACAAGAAGATATGTAGATAAAGGAGCCAAAGCCTTAGATAATGCAACAGGCAAAACAGGTTCTAAAGTTGTAAAAGAGGGTACCAAAGGCATTGAAAATACATTTAAACTAGGTGGAAGTGCAGGTAAATCTGCAATCAAAGCTACTGTTGGAAAGAATAGTATTACTGATATGATTTCAAGAGGATTAGATGATTTATCTGGTGGAGCAGGTACAAAAGCATCAAATTGGCTTAAAAACAAAGGTTCAAATTTAATTGATCCACTAGGAGATGTTGGTTCTAATGTAAATAAAATGCTTAGAAATGATGGTTCTGCTGATATGCCTATTGATATGCAGAGTTCAGATGATACAGGTGGAGCATCATTAAACTTTAATAAGAACAGTAAAAACAGCAAAATACAAGCTAAGAAAAAAAGAAAGAATTTAAAAACAGTAAAAACAAATAATTCTTTCAATTTTTAGGAGATTGATATATGGCAGAAATTCAAGATATTAAGTTAAGCGATAAATGGAATGATTTATCACAACTTAAAAGAAAATATACAGATATAGCTGAAACTTGTAGTGAATATACAATACCTAGTGTATTTACTGAGAAGTCTTTTAAAGCAGGAGATAAATATGACCAAAAGATAGTAAATGGTTATATGAGCAAATTGATAAATAACCTTATTGGTAAGTTGGTTCTGACTATATTACCATCTAATCAAACTTTCTTTAAACTTAGTGCTTCTAAAAAAGATTTATCTGAACTTAGTGATGGAGATAAAGCTAAAGAAGATGAAATTAATAAAATGTTAGCATCTTTTGAAACAGAAGTAATTAAAGAGATTAATCGTATGCAGTTTAGAGCCACATTATTTAGGGCTTTAAAAATAGCTATGATTACAGGAGATTGTCTTATTGAAAGAACAGGAGATAATACATTTAGAGAATTTACTTTAAAAAACTATTGTATTAGAAGAGATAATAGTGGTACTATATTAGAGCTGATTATTAAAGAAAAGATTGATATTAATGCTTTACCAGATGGTATTGAGGTTCCTAGTGATAAACAAGATACTAAAGAACCACTAGATTTATATACTTATGTGAGATTGGAAGATGGTAAATATATTCAAACTCAAAGCATAGATGATAATCTAGTAGGCAAAGAAGTTACATTTAAAGATATATCAGAAAAATATATGTCTATCAGATGGAACAGAAATAGTGATGAAGATTATGGTAGAGGGTTCGTAGAGGAACATATATCTACAATTAAATCATTAAATGCAGGATTAGAGATTATTGAAAAAACAGGATATAGTAGTAGTAAAATAGTATTCTGTGTTGATCCAACAGGTTTAACAGATTTTGATGATTTCCTTGATGCTGAAAATGGTACAGCTATTTCAGGTAGAGGTAGTGATATATCAGTAGTAACAGCAGATAAAAGCAAAGATTTATCAATATTAGCATCACAAGTTGATACATTTAAAAAAGAACTTAGTGAAATATATCTTGTTGGTTCTAGTGCAGTTAGAGATGCAGAAAGAGTTACAGCTAAAGAAATACAAATGTTAGCACAAGAGCTTGAAGTAGGACACGGAGGACTACATACAGGGTTAGCTACAGATATTCAAGAACCACTAATCAAAAGTGTTCTTAAAAATATGAATATTAAGATGGATAGTAGTATTGATATAGTTATAACTTCTGGTATTGAAGCACTAGGTAGAAGTTCACAACTACAAAAGATAAATAATTTTATGAATGAATTAGGTACACTTGGTCAAATTGTTGGTTCTGATAAAGTTATTGGTTCTTTAAATATACCAAATATTATTAATTCAATATTGGTTAATAGTGGAGTAGCAGGTAATGATTTCTTATATACTGAAATGGAAGCAAATGCAATAAAAGAACAAGCTAAAAAAGAAGAACTTGCAAGACAGATGTTAGAAAGTTCTGCTAATAGTTTAGGAAATGCAACACCACAATTATTAGAACAAGGAGCAACAAATGGCTAAATGTTATGTTATAGACTCTGTAAATGTAGTAATAGATGTGGTTCCAAATGAGATAAAGGAACCACCTAGACAACACCAGAAAATAGACAAAAGACAACCATTATGGGATGAGCTTGATTTGTTAGGTATTGAATATAAAAAAAATCTTAGCTATAATAACTTGCAAAAATTACTAAAAGGATAAAAATATGGATCAGCAAGTGGATGGAAGTCAAGTAGCTATAGAGCAAGAGAATTTAGGAAATAATGATAATGTAGTAGGTTCAGAACAAGTACCTCAAGAACCAGAAACATTATTGCCTAGTGATAGACAAAATATCAATATTGATGAGATTAAAGCAAATATTGGTTTACCAGATTATATTGTTTCTAAGATGAGTGAAGATGAGATCATTAAATATAATAATGAACATCAACAACAAGAGCCTACAGAATCACAACAAGAACAACAAGAAGTAGAAGAACATACAGAGCAAGAAGATAGTGGTTCTTTATGGCAAGAAGTAGAAGCACAAGTACAAGCAGATGGTGGTATATCAGAAGAGGTTTATGATAAATTAAATAAACTAGGTGTACCAGATGAAGTAATAGACAACTATATTGATGGTATGAAAGCTAAGCAAGATGTGGTTCAAAAAGAAATAGCATCTTATGTTGGAGGAGAAGAAAAACTTGCTAGTATAGTTGATTTTGCTACAGCTAAGTATGGAGAAGAGTTTGTTGCTAATGCTAGTAATATGCCTACTGATCAATTAAAGTTGTTACTAAATGGTATTAAGGCAGAAATGGGTAGTGATGAAAATGTATCATTTAATAGACTTAGTGGAAATTCAAATGTTAGTTCTTCACAATATCAGAGCCAACAAGACTACTTACTAGATGTAAAAGATAGTAGATATGGTAGAGATGAAAAATATACTAAGATGGTAGATGATAAATTTAAACGAAGTAAATTGTAGTTTTTTGTACAATAATGGATAAAATCATTAAAAACTAAAAAACTTACACAAATTAAAAAATAAACAAGGAGTTCAACAATGGCAGATGCAGTTGTTTCAACAAAAACGGGTTTAGCACTAGAGATTTATGCTAAAACAATTAGTTCTTTTGAGAGAAAGAATGTATTTAAAGAGTTATGTACAGTACAGACAATCACAAGTGGGTTTATGCACAGATTTAATGTAATGGGTACAGGAGATGATGCTGATGTTACAACAGTAGCACTAGGTGGGGAGATTGCAACATCTCAATTATCAATCAATAAAAGAGATATTATCGTAGATAGAACTATTGATAGTAGAAAGAAAATTGACAATTGGGAAAGAAAATCTGCTAACTTTGATATGGTTAAAACAGCAGTAGAACAAAATGCTCAAGCAATGGCTAGAAAAGTTGATAAATTAATTCTTAATGAAATTGACCAAACTATGTTGCAACCACAATTATTGGCAGAAGATGGTTCTGGTAAAGTTGTTCAAGATACATCAGGTGTAGTAATTCACGATGGATTAAAAGATGCTGATACAGAAGTTAGAGGAGATGCTATCTTAGAAGCTATCTTTAAAGCAGGTTCTATTCTTAACAGAAAAGACAGAACAGATAAACAAAGATATGTTGTTATGACACCAGAGTTATATGCAGATTTGGTTCTTTCTAAGAAAGCAATTAATGCAGATTACAATAGTGGTAACAATGGTTCTATTAAAGATGGTAATGTGTTTAAAATTAATGATTTCACAATCCTTACTTCAAACAACATTCAAACTTTGGGACTTGCTTGTCAAGATGAAAATAAACCATTAGATGGTAAAACTTTATCTGCTTGGGTTCTTACAGAAGATGTTATTGGTATCACAGAACTTATTGGATTAAATACTGATGAGTGGGAAGATAAAAAAGATAAATGTTACTATGTTGATGTAGAGTATGCTTGTGGAGTTGGAACATTAGATCCATCATCATTAGTTGCTATTGGTTATACATCATAGGAACCAACTAAGGATAGGGCTTAATAGCCTTATCTTTTTATAGAATAAATATATAAATATTTTTCCTATAAAGAGATATTAAATACAGGAAAATATAATGGACTTACGAACAGCAATCAATGAAGTTTTACTATCAATAAATGAATTACCATTAACAGAAAATGATAATATAGATGATATACAAAGTGCTATAATTGTAAATAAAGAACTAAATATAGCAAAGAGAACAGTATTATCAAATGGATGGAAATTTAATACTATTAATATATCTTTGCAACCAAATAGCAATGGATACATATTGGTTCCAAATACAGTATTGGCATTATTTCCATTAAACAATACTTTAATTGTTAGAGATTGGAAATTATATAATACAATAGACAGTTCTTTTATATTCACAGAGCCACAAATAGTTAAAATGTACCAAGATGTAAGTTTTGATGATTTACCATTTCATATAGTAAATCTTATAATAAAAAAAGCATCTTTATCATCATATATTCATATAGTTGGTTCTGGAGATGATTTATCTCAAAAAAGGATAGATATACAGGAAGCAAATATTATTGCTGTAAAAACAGAAGCAAGAGCTAGAAATGGCAATGTATTAGATGATAGTTATGTTACTAACCTTATGAGTAAGGCATACTAATATGGTTCAAAATATAGAATATACCATTAAGAGTTTTAGTGGTGGAGTATCTACTCAAAGAAGAGAATTAAAATTACAGAACCAAGTAGATGAAATGAACAATATGAACATATTAGATGATGGTTCTATTGTTAAAAGAAATGGTTTTGAATTTGTAGCCTTGAAAGAAACAGATGTAGATATTGATAGAAATGATAATATGTTATTCTTTGACTTTGTAACATCAAATAGAGATAAAGTTTTGATGGTTCTATGTAAAGATGGTAGTGGAGATTATTATATGGTTCAAATGGAAAGAACCACAAATACTATGAAAACTACTAAGCTAATAGATGAGTATAAAGATTATTTAGAGATTGGTTCTGATATAGCAACTCTGGACAAAAGAATTAGTTATATAACAATAGGGGATCAAATTCTATTATACAACAAAGAAGCTACAGTTAGTAAGGTAGCAGTAGTATCATCTGAAGATACAGGTTGGCAATATGGAGCAGATAAATTAAATGTATTTTTCTTGTGGGTAAAAATTGCATACAATGATGGGAATGATGATACTAATAATGGATACAAATATAGAGTAAATATCAATGGAAGCGATAAAACATTTCAATATGAAACAACAGAAGAAGTTGCATCTGCTATTGCAGATTGGGCTGATAGTTTAGATGGTTTTAGTTCATTTTCTTATGGTTCTATAGTTAGAATAGAAAAAGATGATGATGCAGAATATACTGTAAAGTATGGGGACAACTATGGTAATTTAGCTATGACAGGGTTCTCACAACAAGTTGATAAACCATCAGATTTACCTAAACAGATGCGAGGTTTTACTGATAAACAAGTACCACCTATTGCAATATCTGGTGTAGAAAAGAATAAAACAGGTGTGTATTATTTAAAGTGGAATGGGGAGAATTGGTATGAAACTTGTAAGTTATGCCAGAAAATAAGATTGGATAATACACCTATCTCTTTTAGATATGAAGATGGAGTATTGGATCAAACATTATATAAACACGACCTTAGATTAACAGGAGATGATGATAGTAATCCAATTCCTAGTTTTGATGGTAAAAATATAAAAAATATGTTCTTATATAGAGATAGAGTAGGTATAGTAGCAGGTGATAGTGTGGTTCTATCAAGAACATCACAATACTATAACTTCTTTTCTAAGAGTGCTATAGATATATCAGATGATGATCCAATAGATTTATCTATAGATACAGATGATTTTAACTACATAGAACAATCTACAATATATAGTGGTGGAGTTATTTTGTGGAGCAGTAATGGACAATTCTTACTTACAGACAATGGAACTATGACACCTACTACAGCACAGATAGTTAAAACTTCATCTTATAAGGTTACTACTGATTATGAACCAATATCAATAGATAGTGATATATTGTTTTTTCAAAAAGCTAGTGAATATATTAAAATATTTAGTTTTACTTCTGCACAGTTGCAATCAGATACAACTACAGCAGAACAACTAAATATACATTGTTCTACATATATACCATCTAATATTAAAACAGTATTAGAGGTAAAAGAATTTAATCAAGTATTTATGGTATCAGAACCACAAGTTATAGATGGTTCTACTACTACAGATGTATTTGTATATAAATATGTAATATTTAATGGAGAACGAGTAATTAGTGCATTTTATAAGTGGACTATAAATGGAACAATATCAAGATTGATTTCAGATGATATATTTTTATACATAATATCAGATACAAATGAAGATAAATTAAAGTTCAATGTATTAAAAGCAAATCTAAGTAATACTTCTGATGTGTATAAAGATTATGAAAATATTGATATAGACAGCTATATTAAAATATCTCATACAAGTCCATCATCAGAAGCTAATATTAGAGATATGAGAAATGTATTTTTATTAAAAACAATTAAGTTAGAAAAAGATGGTACAGCAGATATTGAATTTATCAATAAAGAAAGAGGAACCACTAAAGTAATAAACAATAAGTTTGTTTCAGATAGACCATTATTTATTGGTTCTAATTCTAATAATATTGATATAATATTTAGAAACAAATATGAAAAGGCATTATCACTTGGTTCTGTGTATATAAGTGGTAGTTTAAAAAGAACAAATGAAAGGATAAATTAAAATGGCAGTTTCAAGAAATATATATGTATCTGATGGTGTTTCAAAAGCATTTACAGTATCAACATCTATAGACAGTAAATCAAATGT